CGGTGTAGCGGCGGGCGTACCAACTGATTGGCTTACTCATCGAACAGACCTCTCTGGTCTGAACTTAAGTCAGGATCAATCCATGCGTGAATGGGTGCGTGAACGGGAATGTCTTCAGGCTTGAGCCACAGCTTTTGGCTGTGTTTTTCTAGCTTAATGACATTGAGACAATCTAGACATTGAACGCCAAAGTGCAGTGTTCCGTTTGAGAACTTACGGCGGCAATATTGCCACCGTTCATGACGGCAGGGCTCATTCATACTCACCTCTTAGGGTTTAGGGCCGCAGCCCAGTCGCTTGTTATTGAATCAACTTTAAAGCATCTTCTACTGATCGTGCAACACCAGCGACACCGCCAGCAGCAATCACCGCATCAATAAATCGCTGCTGCTCAGGTCGTATGCGGCCAGTGGTAGTCTTCACCTCAACGGCCAGAAATCTGCCGTCTGGTGCGATCCCGATGATGTCAGATCCGCCCTTCGTGAGACCCGCGTGAATCATGCGAGCCTCTGCAATCGTAACAGTCTTGCTGATCTGGTGCACGACTCGGCCAACCCACGCGCCCGCTGTTTCGCATCGCCACACTGTACAGCCGGCCTCAGAAAGAGCCAGCAGTATTCGCACTTGAATTTGTGATTCTTTCATAGATTACGCCTGCCATCTTGAACTCAGAGGGTGTTGGTTTGCGACCTTCTCGGCTTGCATTTACAAACGCTGCCCAAGCAGCCGGGTTCTTCATTCCACGAGAAACGCCAACCGAAACTAAGTCTACAAGCCCTCGAGCCTTAGCCTGCTCTCTTCCTCGTTCGCGTCTTACTGCATCGAGATCGACTTCGGCCAGTTGCCCATCAACCTGTTGAATTTTTCGACCTGTAACCTCAATCTCTGCGCCACAGTGTGGGCACTCTGAAACGCCTTTTCTAAAAATGTGAAAGCATTCCTTGCACTGTTGTATCTGCAGCTCTGGCTCATCATCTTGCGATGATCTCTTTCTTTTTTTCCTACCGTCGAGTGACCATTCTCGCACATCGTCAGGCAAGCCGTGTCGCTTCCAGTTATTTACTTGATCTAAGATTACCAGCTCGCGCTTATTATCCTCGACCCGCAGGCCGCGCCCGATGAGCTGTAGGTACACGATCACGGACTGAGTGGGGCGCAGTTGCTGGACTGCCTCAACCGCCGGGATATCGAGCCCCTCAATGGCAAGCTGTACAGTGCAAAGCACAAGCGTCTGGCCTGCGCGGAACCGTTCCAGTGCACCCTCCCGCTCTTTGTCTGTGTATGTACCGTCGATGTGCTCTGCTGGGATGCCGGCAGCGTTGTATTGAGCGCATGTGTGCTCAGAGTGCGCAATGGAAACACAGAACACCATGCAACGCTTGCCGTCAGCATATTGACGATAGGCGCGGATCGCATCACCTGTGATCGTCGGTCGATCCATAACCGCCTCAGTTTCGCGGGTATCGTAGTCACCAGCCTTGGTTTTGATAGAGCTCAGGTCTGGGCCTTCTACCGGGGCAATCAATCGATACGGCGAAAGGAACCCCTCTTTTATCAGCCAGCCCATGTCCTGCACTTGGACCATATCAGAATAGAGCTCACGTAAGCCTCGTCCGTCGGTGCGTTCAGGCGTGGCAGTCAGTCCTATGATGTAAGCTCCTTGACACGCATTCGCTATTCGCTTGTAAGATTCGCTGACTGAGCGATGGCACTCATCGAATATAATAACCTTTGGCCTCTGATCGACAGGCATTGAATTGATCCGATTGGCTGCAGTGATAACCGTAGCTATCTGCGCCAGCTGAGGGGATCTGCCCTTGCCAGACATGATCATGCCGTGCGCCAGCTTTGCGTCCCACAGCGCCTTGCTTGTCTGAGTGCACAGCTCGCGCCTGTGAACGACGAACCAACAGCGGTTACCCTGCTCCACAGCGCCCTGCATGATTCTGATCGCCATGCGGGTTTTGCCGGCGCCGGTTGGTGCAACGAGTATTGACCGCTTGTGCTGTCTAATAGAGTCGCGCAGCCTACCCACGCCGGACAGCTGATATTCACGCAGGCTTATCATTACGGCTCTCCAGATAATCAGATAGCGCCTTCACTGTTTCGTAAGTTGGTCGGCTGGCCGTGTTCATAAACCGATAGATTGTTGCAGGGGCAACCTTGGATCCTTCCGCAACCTTTTGTAGATTGCGATCTTGCAAGGCACTCCTGACCTCGTCAGGGGTCATCATAATTATCACTCCCGTAAAAATATTTGCACCTGAGTTGACAAGATTACACGCCTGCGTTAATGTTTTCAATACCGTTAATTGGAGGGATTATGAAAATTACACCGTATTTAGATTGGGATGGCACCTACCCAGCATTGGTCTCCGGCATGCCAAACGCTGATTACCATCTACACGAAAGCATCAGTAACAGCGGCCTGTCGCTGGTCGCGCGCAGTCCTGCGCACTATTACCATGCGCCGAAACCGAGCAGCTCACGGGCTATGGAGATCGGCACAGCCTTCCACGCTGCCCTGCTCGAGCCTGATCGTTACGCAGCTGAGTACGTCGTTGTCACTGGATGTGATGATCGCCGGGTTAGCGCCTACAAGGATGCCGCGAAGATTTATGGCGGCGACAAAGCACTTACGGAAACTGAAGGGGCAGCGGTCAGTGTGATGGCCGAGTCTATCCGGTCCAACAGCCCAGCGAACAGTCTGCTGACACAAGCAGGCCATGCCGAGCTATCAGCGTTTGTGATTGATCCTGAGACAGGTGTTTACATGCGGTGCCGCTTTGACTGGCTCACTGATGAAGGCGTTTGCATTGACCTTAAAAAGACTCAGGACTGCCGTGAGCTGGCCTTCAGTCGCAGCCTGCACAACTATAATTACCATGTGCAAGCGGCCATGTATTCGCACGTGTATGAACTGGTTTTTGGCAAGCCGTTGCAATCGTTCAAGCTGTTGGCAGTTGAGGAGCAGCCGCCTTGCGCTAACGTGCTGTACGACATTGACCCGCTGGCGCTGCAGTACGGGCACAAGTTGTACCGGAAGGCGTTGGAGTCGTATGCGAAGTCACTCAAAAACAACAGCTGGGAATCATATAGCGGGACAGGCGTAGTAACGCTGCCAGAGTTTGTGCTGGCGGCACTTGATAACAATGATGAGGGCATATACTAAAATGGCAGATATAAGCGCAACACTTGAAGCAAAAAGCGATCAGCTTAACGCAACCGATATCTTCGGGGCAGAGCCAGTGATACGTGTGCGGGATGTTCAATTAAAGGAATCAGCAGAACAGCCCGTCTGGATTTTTTTTGACGGTGACAACAACCGCCCTTGGAAGCCGTCCAAAGGTATGCGCCGCATTTTAGCTGCAGCTTGGGGTCGAGACTCAGACGCATGGATTGGGAAATCAGCTCAGCTGATGTTTGAGCCGTCCGTAATTTATGCTGGAAAAGAAGTCGGTGGCATCCGCGTTAAAGCTTTGTCAGACATTCCAGCAGCTGGCCTGAGCTGCGCGTTAACAATCAGTAAGACTAAGCGCGAGTCGTACCACGTCCCGCTGCTTAAGGTGCAATCTAAAGCGTACCCGGCTGACAAGTTTGAGAGTTCCCTGCCTGCAATGGTAAAGGCAATGGCAGAGGGCAAGATGACTCTGCAGCAGATAGTTGCGCAGTGCCAGAAAACCGGACAACTCACGCCGGAACAACTCGCACAGCTCGAGGCTGCTGCACCTGTTGAAGTGACCCATGATGAAGAAGATGGCGAGGTGTTTTGATGATCAACAGGCTTAGAGCAATATGTGACGAACTCGAAGATATGGCGGCAATAATTATGCAGGGGTCTATTGATCGCAGCATTTTGGAAAACCTTGGCAAGCTTGGTGAAGGTGACCCAGAGTATGCGATGAACAAAGCAGATGAACTGTTTTTTGAGGCTGCATCAGCAGTGATTACCCTAATTGATTTGATTGAAGGAGAATAAAAATGAACGTATTCACATTTACAGGCAACTTGGGCAAGGATTGCAGGAGCGGCAATCAAGGCGGTACTGCAGTGTGCAATTTTACCGTGGCAGTTAAGTCCGGTTATGGCGATAAAGAACAAACGCTGTGGCTTGACTGCGCGCTGTGGGGCAAGCAGGCAGAAAGTAAGTTGCCTCAGTACCTGACCAAGGGCGCGCAGGTAGCGGTTAGTGGCGAACTCAGCACACGTGAGCATGAGGGTAAAACCTACCTAACCTGTCGTGTGTCGTCGATCAGCCTGATCGGTGGAAAGCGGGAGGATAGCGCCTCAGCACCATCAACACGTCGCACTGACCCTGCCCCGGCAATGTACGACTTAGACGCAGATATTCCGTTTTAAACTAAGCTGAGGATCGTATATGACCGTCCAAAAAGGTCGCATGGCAACACTGTTTAACCAGTCACCGGTGCGCCGGAACAAGCTCAATGAGCGCCTCAAAGCACCAGTAGCGCCGCTTGAGGACCAGACGCGCCCGGTAACACCGCAGCAGTGGAAGTTTATTCAGGAGCTGGTCGATGGCGACGGGCAGGTGACTCTGACTCAAGCAGCCTTGGCCGCCGGCTACTCGAAAGGGTCTGCGGCGGCTATGGGCTATAACCTGACAAGTGCAAAACTCAATCCCCACATAGTCGCTGCCATTCAGCGATACCGGCAGGACGTTGCTGAGAGGTATGGCACGACGATAGAGCGGCACATGAGGGATCTGCAGATCATCCGCGACAAGGCGCTGGAGGCCGGCAACTACTCTGCAGCTGTGCAAGCAGAGTACCGCCGTGGTCAGGCGCTGGGAACGATCTACGTGGAGCGCAAGGAAATCCGCCACGGGACTATCGACACTATGAGCGCGGATGAAGTGCGAAAGAAGCTGGAGGAGATCAAGGCGATGTATGGCGACCCCGCGCAGGTGATCGATGTCACGCCAATCGTTGACGAAATCGCTGAGGATATTGTTGATGAGGAGTACGACGAAGAGTACGACGAAGAGTACGAACCTGATCCGGAGCAGCAGAAATGACCACGACAACTGATATTGACGCCCCCGTAAAAAAGCCAAGAAAGAAACGAGCACTGAGCAGGAAGCCGGGTCCTCGGCTCGGGGTCAACTTTGTAAAGCGTAATGCGACAGCTGTGATTATGCGGCCAGAGCACTACTACATGTTGCGCGAGCTGGCGGACTACTACGAGACGCCGCTCATGCGACTGGCCGGCGCTCTGGTCGTGCGAGAGTACTGCAAAGTGCTGGCGCTGTCAGATCCAGAGCGCGCAGCTGCAATCGCAGAGACGTATGCTGAGGGCGGCATATATTCGGATCGCGTCACAAATCTGTCAGATTAAAGTAAATAAATGTTTTCTTTTGTGCATATAATAAATATAATAATTCCTCGAATAGTGAAAGGAGGTGCAGCATGACCGAGATCGTTAAAGACATTCCCATCCCTCGCGGGGAGCGGGCAACCAAGTATCCATTTGCCGACATGGAAGTCGGAGAGTCTGTGGCCTATCCGGGCGAGGCGCTCAATGGCCGAGCCTACCGTGCAGCCAAGTCCTGTGGCGACCGCCACAACAAAAAGTTTATCGCGCGCCGTGAAGGTGACGGCATCCGAATTTGGAGGCAGGCATGAGAGTCCTTCTGATAATTTTGTTTGCACTGGCCGCCTGCCAGCCGTCATCTGACCAAGACCTAGACGCAGCAGTGCTCAAGCATCACTGCGAGATGGTCGCGCTGTGGACATCCTCTGCCGGCGAACTGGGCTGGCCTGACTACAACAACCGGGCGCATTTGTGCCCGAGGACGGCACAATGAAGACGCAAGAGGAACAGATGGCGAAGGATTCCGATACCCTGATTCGTGAAATGGCAGAGCTTCTGGACCGTTGGGAGAGCGCCAATGAGGACAAGAGTAAATACTATATAGCGACTACTCTCATTGGCGCGCTGGTGCCCATGCTGTGGGGCGTGTGCATGTTTTATGACGTCTCCATAACCGAGATATTAGGTAGGATCGTCACACAACAGGAACTGGAAAAGAGGGAGCTGGCCGCACGCATGGGGGATAAAGATGAGCTTCACTAGAGCCCAAGCAGCATACGACGCCATGCTCCCGGAAGAAGATCCGGAGGAGCATAAGTATTCGGGCGATGTCGTCGTCGGCGACACCTTGTTCACGTACCTACACGGTCGGATCGTTAGCGTCATGATCGACGAGGACGGCACAGAAGTCCCCTACGCGAAATGGCAGGGCAGCGATGAGCTGGTGCGCGAAGCCGACGTCGAGGCCGCCGAGCTGTGGAACGCAGAGCTGGAGGAAATGCAGAATGACTACTACTAAGTGGATCGAATGCCAATACGACGATGAGGGGGAGGTTACCAACCCCGAGTTTGTAACCGCGCCAGACGATTCTTTCTGGTGGGCATCACGCAGAGGATACTGCCACTACGTCTTTATCAAGTCGGCAATATGCTTTCGACCTGACCGCATCGCGCGTGTGGAGCATCCAGATGACTGACAGCGCATCCGCCCACTGCAAGCGAGTGGGCATCCGGGCAAAGGCTCTGGCGCGACATTACGGCGTCAGCGCCGGGACAGTGAGCTACTGGTACCGTGCAAACAGAGAAAAATTTGATCGCAAATTGGCAGAAGCGGCAGTGGCTGCGAGGGGGAAGTGATGAGCGAAATAGAGTGCTCTTACCGTGCAGGCAGTGTGGTTGTAACTAAGTACGCAACGAGCGAGTGCCCAAGTACCAATTCTAAAGCGGATATAGAAAACGCAATTAAATTCCTGAAAGCCCTGCTGAAGATGGAGCAACAACATGAGAAATGACGACAGGATTATGGGGTCTATCCTCGTGCTGGTGCTGTGCATCGTCGCAGTTGTTTGGATCACGCAGCAGCGGGAAGTGGCGCAGGTACGCCACGCGATGGAAGCTTCTTACGGTGAGCAGCCCAAGCCGCAGGGGCATGGGCGATGAAGCACAATCAACATTACATAACTTATTTGCTGCACCGCATTAGGCGCAGGGAGAACAAACATGACAAAAAATACGACAGATAAAAAATGGTTACTACATCTTGAAGCATCAAGATCGGCGCTTGTTACTGTGCTTGGTTTCACCTCTTACGAACATTACAAAGACAATATTTGTAGGATGCACAATTACAGCAAACAGGCAGCTAAGTGCCTGCGAAGTTTTATTCCTTATTGCATACAAAAGCTCGATAAAGATAGCAGCAAAGTTATTGTATTGAACCGCGATTACAAGCCCATTGGTTATTGCGGTTCATATCGTGATTGGGTTAATTACAGTGATTTTGACTCTGCCATTGCAGATATAGAAAGCCTTTCTTAATGCCTGTGGCAAAGATAGAGGCGGCAGAGATTGGATGTGGTTTACGTGCAACGATATAACTGTGCCTTGGGCTGGGGCCAAAAATGTCAAACGTCTTATCGGCTTAATTGATGCGGCACTGTACGCCACGGCGCAGGAGGGGCGTGGCGACCTGCTATCAGCAGGCAAGGGAGGTGAGGAGTGAGTGATCTGTTAAACACACTGAAGCGCGCACACGAAGCAGCGCAATGTATCCCTGACCTTGAGGCAGAGCTGCGGGAGGTCTTAGCAGACATGGGGTATACGCTTGGCAAGTTGAGTCCGTTTTTAGATGATGAAGTGGAACCCGCGCAGGACATGAACGACTGGCGCAACTGGCGTTTCGGCGATACCGTCATCGACTCATCGCTCGACTGCGAAACACAACGACAAGTCATAAGGACCGAAGATCCTGATTACATGGGTGTGCAGCCCGTGGAAGTCACAAACACCCACGCCGATTACTGGCCGCACATCAAACAGCTAACGTGGTGCAGCAGGCCGGCGAGGGAAGAACAATGAACCGATACCGAACATACTTGGACGACAAGCTCAAGCCCTTGCCAGAGGACCCCGGCGCGAAGATCGCGCAGGACATCAAAGCCTATCTGGCAAAGGGCGGCACGATAACGGACGTGCCCACCGGGTACTCAAAGTTCAGCGACGTGCCCATGCGCAGCTGGATCAACGAGTCACGCTTGCGCAAGCTTAATGAGGGGAAGACATGAAAGATTACCGCCTCACCCTTAAAGTACAGAACAACTACCTGCTGACCATGATGCAGCAGCACG